AATCAGAAGTGAGACATACAAGGGCATAGCCGAGGCGATGGCTTCCCAATGGTCTGAATAATTCCCCGTAGTAGTCCAACCTTGCCCAGTGTAAAAGCTGGGCTTTTTTGTGCGCGTAGCTAATATAAGGCGATTTAAGGCCCTGCAATGCTACCCAGTACCCTAGCACCTAGAACACGCTAAAACGGCTTAGACGGCTTTTTATGGCCTTGTTAAAGAGGTTTAGAGGGCTTTATACAACCTTATAGGGCTACTACCAGTTGCTGCGCCATAGGAAGCCCTAGAACCTGTTTCCCGTAATAGAGGGACTACAGAGAGAGCTATAACGTGACCAGAACCTGGCATTGGGTCACACTATAGGGCTATAGAGTATTGAACTATTGATAGAGGAAGCATCTAATACCCTGAACATTAACCAATAGAGAGAGAGCACATGTCAGAAGATTATAGAGAGGCTATGTCAATAGCTGGGCTACAGGGCCAAGAGTTCCACGACTGGATACAAACTTTTAAACCAGACTACAAAGAGAGAGTGCTTGTAGACTCTGACGGATGCAGAGAGTTTAATCTAGTCTATACAGATGGTGACGGTGGGGTTATGGTATTTAATAATTATTCAGAGATTTTTGATGATAAGGGCATCACTATGTCAGTAGTAGGGGGCTATTGCGATATAGCGTTCGAGCACATAAAAGAGATAATTGAGTATATGGAGGATGAGATGGAGAGAAGGGTTCAGGCTTTAGATGAGGCAGAGAAGAGAGGAGCATTTGACTAATGGATTTTGCAGATATAGAGAATGATCAGCTTCGCACTGAAGCTATAGAGCGCTATGTTGTATGGATTGAGAGTTTACCCTATAGAGTAGGTAGAGCTGAGCAGGATAGCATTAGAGAGACTATAATTAATGATTTGGAGAACTAACAATGCACGTATTCACTGGCCCTAATGACCTGTTACACGGTGATGAGCATTTAGAGGAACTAGAGGACTGGGAGCTGCGAGAGAGATTCTTTAATGCTCTGAGAGACTTAACAGAAGCAGCAGACACTATAGAGAAACTGAAAAGCCCTAAATGGACTCCTTACCCTGAACATCTTGAAGCGATTCAGGACACTTTAGAGGAACTGAAGTACTCTTTAAAGTAGTACCTGCTGGTAGTTGTTGCTAAAGGAAGGGCTGTTTTGTTACTATATAGTCCTGAGGGTAGCATAAATTTTAACAATCAACAAACGGGATTTTAAAAATGTTTAAGCAATATATGATGAGTGGAACAATGGATCCAGAAGTGCAGGCAGTGTTTAAAGCTGCCGCAGATATTAATAATGGTGTTTTTTCATTGAAGGAAGCAGCGCAGCACTACAAAGTACATCCAGCAGTGATTGTGCAGTTTATATCAGAGAGTGCAGAGTATGACATGGTATTCAGTAGAGGAGGCGATAATGATTCTAACTAGTAGAGATCGCTTGGTGTTAGAGGGAAAACCTGTTAGAGTTAAGGGTAGCTACAATATACCAGAAGAGAGAACGAACTACTGTAAACATCCAGAGCAAACAGACTGGACTAAACCCTGCCCAATATGTAAGCGCAGGATTCGTGTAATAGCAAAGAATATGGAGAGTAAAACAGCATGGTTATCTTAGGACGCAGTTTGACAATAGAGTATAGAAGGGGCGTAGGTTTTGACCTAGAGTTCCCAGATAGTAGGCCAGTGTGGATATACAACAGCTTTACAGAGAGCATAGAGGTAATGCCCTTCCAAGGGGTTATACTGAACCTGCCTCTCTGTTTAATAAGCTACGGCAGAGTATATGAGGAGATTTTTGAATGACTGAAGCAACCCATCAACCATGCCCAGATTGTGGCAGTAGTGATGCTTTACAGATCAATAAAAGCAGCACATATTGTCATAGTTGCAGCAAGTACACTAAAACGGGAGAGGGTTATCACCCTGTAGAGGTTCCAGAGAACCACGACCCTAGACCTAAACCAAGCTTTAATGCTGTTGAGAACATGTTAACCACTGGTAAGTACCAGAGCATAGTATCCAGAGGGTTGACTACAGCTACAGCTAAGTTCTATGGGATACTAGAGACCCCAGAGAAGACCTACTTCAGCTACCATCACCCAGAAGACTCTCTGGTTCCTATAGCGGCTAAAATACGGCTACCTGACAAGCAGCACAGCATTGTAGGTGATTGGAAAGATGCAGGACTATTCGGACAGCATTTATTCTCTGCTGGTTCTTCCAAGTATGTCACTATCACTGAGGGAGAGTTTGACGCAGCAGCCAGCTACCAGATGCAGGGCAGCAAGTACCCAGTAGTATCTGTTAGGAATGGCGCTAGCGGCGCTCTAAAGGACTGTAAAGCAGCCTATGAATGGCTAGACAGCTTCGAGGCCATTGTCATATCTATGGACTCTGACGAACCTGGTCAGAAGGCTGCGCGAGAGATTGCAGAGCTGTTTGGTGGCAAGTCAGCAGTGATGAAGAACCCGCCACACTATAAAGATGCCTGCGACTATCTAGCAGCTAACGACACCAAAGGCTACATTTCTGCGTTCTGGAATGCTGAGAAGTTTGTACCTGATGGCATCATCAATGGCGCTAGTCTCTGGGATGAGGTGAACAGACCAGTAGAGAAGTCTGCTGTAATGTATCCTTGGGAGAGCCTGAACAAGCTAACCTACGGTATCAGAGAGGCAGAGCTAGTCACCATCACAGCAGGCTCTGGGCTAGGTAAGTCACAGTTTGTAAGAGAGATAGTGTGGCATATCCTCAAACACTCTGAGGATAATATAGGCTTATTATTCCTAGAGGAGAATGCACGTAAGACTGCACTGTCATTGATGTCACTGGCGGCTAACAAGCCCCTGCACCTACCTGACGTAGAGAGCACAGAAGAGGAACGTTGGGAGGCTTTTGAGTCTACCATGGGTACTCAGAGACTGTTTATGTTTGACCACTTCGGTTCTACCAGCATAGACAACATCATAGCTCGCTGCCGCTACATGGCTAAAGCACTGGACACCAAGTTCCTGTTCCTAGACCACGTTAGTATTGTTGTGTCTGCACAGAGCAATGGTGATGAGCGTAAGGCCTTGGATGAGATATGCACCAAGCTACGTATGCTAGTACAAGAGACTGGTATCACCCTGTTTATGGTAAGCCACCTGAAGAGACCTGACGGCAAAGGCCACGAAGAAGGAGCTGCTAGTAGCCTGTCACAGCTTAGAGGCTCTGCGTCCATTGCACAGCTTTCAGACATGGTGATAGGACTAGAGAGGAACGGCCAGGCGGAAGACCCCATAGAGAGGAACACTACCAACGTGAGAGTGCTCAAGAATCGATTCTGCGGTACTACAGGGCCTGCTGGCGGGTTGCTGTTTGACCAGAAAACTGGTAGGATGGTAGAAGTTAAGGAAGAGGGCTTGTAATGAGATGTTTAGCGTGTAACAAGAATTTATCGGACTTTGAGTCCACAAGGAAATCGGCTGAGACTGGTGAGTTTTTAGATATTTGCAATGACTGCTTCTTTTACACTGAGGACGACATTGCCACCATCGATAGAGATGACCTACGAAGTGAATCTGACACAGTATTGGAGAGTCAAGAATATGAGCAAGATTGGAACTTGGGTAATGACAGTTCAGGAGAGTAAGGCTGAGCTGAGCAGACTAAACCCTTATGATAAACACAGCAACAAAAACAACGCAGCGAGGCAGTACTATGTTGATTACACTGGACATAGAAACCAACACAAGTCACGACACTATCTGGGTAGCAGTAACTCAGGACGTTGAGACTGGTGAGATGCTGGAGCATTACTCTGCTGAGACTCTGGAGCCTCTACTTCGTGACTCAGAAGGCGTTATTGGTCACAACATCATAGGCTTCGATGCTCCAGTGTTAGAGAAGCAGTGGTCACTACAGATACCAAAAGAGAAGCTAAAGGATACTCTAGTGCTCAGTAGGCTCTGGAACCCGTCTCTTGAGGGTGGACACAGCCTGGACTCTTGGGGTAAACGCTTTGGCGATCACAAGATAGACTTTCACGACTATGACGGTGGACTGTCTGATGAGATGGTGGAGTATTGCAGGCAGGACGTAGCACTAACCACAAGGCTGTACAAGCATTTAACAGACACACTGAAGCGAGAGGAGTTTAAACAGCAGTGCGTAGATTTAGAAGAG